ACTTAAAATTTTTTAAAATTTTTTCAGCATTTCTTTTTTTCAGAAAGTTGAAAAAAACATACACTTCGGATTACCCCCACCACTTTTTCGTATATTTTTCCCGAGTCGAATCTCAGAACAGACTCGGGAAAAATATACGAAAAAGTAGTGGGGTAAGTTAAACTTAAAAGAATATATATATTCCCCACCACTTTTTCATCAAAAAAAAGTATATAAGGAGGTGTCTTCTCGCGCGCGAACTCTCTTTACAGATAAGAAGTAGACAGAACCAGAGGTAAAGAGAAAAAGTTTGAGTGAAGTGCTGTTAAGTCTACTTCTAATCTTTATAATTAAAAAAAAAAATGAAAAAAAAAACTTGTATTTTTTTATACTTAAAAAAAAATTTTTTTTTTATAATATTTTTTTTTAAGCATTTCATTTTTTTTCAGAAAGTTGAAAAAAAACATACACTTTGGATTACCCCCACTACTTTTTCGTATATTTCCCGAGTCTGTTCTGAGATTCGACTCGGGAAATATATACGAAAAGGGGGGAGATATATTCAAAATTAAAATAAAAATACTAATATATCCCCACCACTTTTCATCAAAAAAAAAAGTATATAAGGAGGTGTCTTCTCGCGCGCGAACTCTCTTTACAGATAAGAAGTAGACAGAACCAGAGGTAAAGAGAAAAAGTTTGAGTGAAGTGCTGTTAAGTCTACTTCTAATCTTTATAATTAAAAAAAACTTGTATTTTTTTATTTTATAAAAAAAATTTTTTTATAATATTTTTTTTTAAGCATTTCATTTTTTTTCAGAAAGTTGAAAAAAAACATACACTTTGGATTACCCCCACTACTTTTTCGTATATATTTCCCGAGTCGAATCTCAGAACAGACTCGGGAAAAATATACGAAAAAGTGGTGGGGGAATATTCTCGTGCGTGTATTATATATATTATTATAATATATATAATATTCTTTAGAAAAATTTTATAAATATAATCTTTTTTTTATTATATAGTCTAATTATTACTTCCCTTTCTCTTATTTAGTGTCCCGTCTGTGTGTATGTGGTTTCAAGGTAGAAGGGGAGAAAGTTTTTATGATTTTTTCCTTTAAAAAGATTGGAATTTTACAAGACGCTTCAGAAAGTAAAACGTATTCAACGCAGTGTTAAGAGAATATTTCTCAATGGAGCAAAATTATCGTATAGAAGAATTGAGATTAAAATCTTTTGAACATGCAATTGAATGGCCTTTAATATTTTTAAAAGCTGACCTTTTTGCAAAAGCTGGATTGTATTATATTGGTGAAAATGATAGTGTTAAATGTTTTGAATGTAACGTTACTATTATGAAATGGGAAGAAGATGATGAACCTTTAGCATGTCATAAAAGATGGTCTGCAAGATGTCGATTTATTAGAAAAATTGCTTGTGGAAATGTTCCAATAGGTATTGATCCAAATACAGTACCAATTCCTAAAAGGAGTTATGATGTATGTGGATCTTCATCATCAATTCCTGCGGCAGAAATAAATGTATGTGGTGGTCGTGGTGGTGGTGGTGATGGAATTGATTGTTGTGGAATTTATACAGATGAATTTTTAAAAGAAACTAAGAAAAATACAAAGAAAGAATTAAAAAAAAATGGAATTATAAAATCTAAAAAATCATATTATCCAAATTATTCTACAAATGAATCAAGATTAATAACATTTGAAACATGGCCAAAAGCAATGATGCGAATTAAAGAACAACTTTCAAATGCGGGTTTTTTTTATTCAGGAAATGGAGATAAAGTATTATGTTATCAATGTGGTGGTTCTATAAATAATTTTGAATTACATGACGATCCATGGATACGACATGCAAAAGAATATCCAAATTGTTTATATGTATTTCTTGTTAAAGGACAAGATTATATAAATAGAATTCAAGATTTAAAAATAAATAATTTAAACAGTTGTCTTGAAAATGTTTCTTTGGATGTTGATAATAAAAAAAATGATATTAATTCCATTACCACCGTTATTGATAATAATATTGTTACAAATGATGATGGTAGAATATGTAAAATTTGTTATAATGAAGAAATCGGTGTTGTATTTTTACCGTGTGGTCATATTGTAGCATGTATTAAATGTGCACCCGGAATGATGAATTGTCCAGTCTGTCGTAAACCAGTCAGCATGAATATACGAACATTCTTTTCATAAAAGATTTTCTCTTTTTTTTTTCGCTACTTAAACATTATCATTCATATCTAGGTAAGCAAGTTTTTTTTTAAAAACTTAATAAACCATTTTTATTTTTTTTTATTTTTTCATTTTCATTAAAAGTCAATAATATTTCTTTATTTTTTTTATTAATTACATTGATTACATAATTGTTATTATTAATAATAAAATCAAAAGTATTGGTTTGTTTTAAATTAAATTTATTTTCTCGTCTATTATATTCATGAGTAATTGGAGAATATTTTTTGTTTTTTTTTTCATTTAAAATATTATATTTTTTATCAATTAAATATTCATTAAAATAAACTTTACAATTGTCATATTCATAAACTGTTAATGTAATGGAATTAATTTTTTTTTTTAAATTTGTCTTATTTTTTGATATAATAAAATTTATAATTTTCTTTATATCCATTTTATAAATTTCACTTTTTTCTTTTACTTCGTTTTTTATATATATATATAAAATAAATAATAATATTGTATATAGTGTAACGATAAAAAGTATAGCGTAATTAATCATTTTTTTTCATTATTATTAAATATAAAGACTCTGTTTGCAGTTCATCGGGTAAATTTTTTTTCATATTGTTCAAATCAATATTTATTAAAGCTTCTTCATATGATGCTATGTCTACGGTTCTACTACTATTTTCTTGATAATGTAAATTTTTATCTATATATATTAATTTTTTTTTTAATTTATCTGAATATTCAATAGTTTTATCATAATATTCTTTATCTTGTACAAAATCATAAATCTTATTAAAAAGATTCGTTACTTTTGCAATTCTTTCAACTTTATGATTTGCTTTTTTTTTATTTTTATCCAATACCCTTCTTTGAAATTTATCAATCGCTTTATAATTATATTGTCTTAGAAAAGGAGATGACATAATATCAGTTTTAAATTCATTTTTAAATAAGTTTATTTTTAAATGAGCTGTTGGTTCAATATTATATTTACTTATCGGTTCACTATTAATATCGACAAGATTTAAAAATTCGTCTAATAAATTTTGATATTTATTATTATTTTGCAGATTATTTGTTGCATCCGAAGAAGAAAAAGCATTTGATAATTCTGAACTTTTTCCTGGTGGATTCTTCTTTACGTTAATATCTAATAATTTACATAAAGATTTAGCTTCATTTATTGACAAATCTCCATCATAATAATTCATATTGCTTGGATTTAATATAAAGAATTGAAATTTTATAAATAATAATGGATAATATAAATGAAAATAAAAAGAAATACGCTAATATTATAACTGACATGAAATGTTCATATTATTTAGCTTCTGAAAAAAAATATCTTGAACGATTTTTACAATACTTATTTAAAAATTTTAAAAATTGTACTATAGAATTTTTTGTTATCGACAATGATGAAAATTTATCATCTACAATTGAAAAAAAATTTTTCTATAATTCATTTAATTATAATAAAATTTCGGACAAAGTCGGACATGATGTTACACGATATTATGTTTTATATAATGAATCTGATATTCACATTGCTTATTATAATAATTTTTTGTATTGTTCAGTTAAATCAAACGATAATCTTTTAAATTATCAATTATATAATTCTGAGGATATAAAAAAAATATCTTTAGAACCAATTACTTTTAAAAATACTTTAAATTTTAATAAGTTTAATAGTTATTATTGTAAATTTAATAAGAACAATTAGTTTTCCATCACTGTTTATGATGATAGTTTTCTTAAATATTTTAAAGTTTCAGGATCGAAAATAAATTTAGCCGGAATTTTTTGTCCATATATATATGAGTTATTTGTATTTTCATTTTTTTCAAGTGTTTGTAATTTATAATTTAAAATAGCTGTTTTAAATTGTGAATAATATATATTGTTAGTTTGTTTATTTTTAAAGTCAGATACGGAATTATTTAAATATTGTAATACATGTGCTATAGATGGATCAATAAAAACTTTTGAATTATATTCTTTATTAACTATAATATTTTCACAAGTTTCTTCTATATCAATGATATTTTTTGATGTATTTTCAACTGTATTATTAATATCATTATTTATTTGTTCTATTTCTAAAATATAATATATTTTTCCTAATAATGAAAGATACATATTATTAAAATTATTCTTTAAATTTTTTATTAAATAATTTTTTATTTCTTTTAAAAGTGTTGTATTTTTTTTAAAAATATTTTTATTTTTATTTACAATTTCATAATTATTTATAAGCTGATGTGTTTGATGTATTAATTTAAAAAAATCAATATACGAAACATTTGAAACTCCTCGTATAAAATAACTTCTCCAAATATCTAAAGTTTCTGATATTACATTATTAGTAGTCATTTTTTACTTTTTAAAAAAAATGACTCGAAATATTATCTTATCTCTATAATTTATCTACATACATTTTTAATAATATTTTTTTATTGTTTTTATATGAAAAATGTCTTTAAATCTTATTATTATGATATTTTTTTATATATTATTAATAATTTATTATATTTTTTTAAATTATAATTTAAAAAAAATACAATATCGTGAAGAAGATGTAAAAACCATATCATCTTTTACTTTTTATAAAAAAAAGGATAAAATAGAATATAAATTAAACAAATGTAATATTAATTCAATATACTATTCTTTTTCAAACTATGATAATGATGGTAACACTTGTATAAATATTAATGAAAATATTATTTTTACTGATTCAACTAATAAAAAAAGAATAATTTTTAAAAATAATAAAAATGAAGGTTATGTAATAAATAAAAGTCAAATAATAAATTCTGAATATAGATGTTTTGAAAATACTATAAAACAATATTCATTACGATTTCATTCTTTTAATAATAATAATTTATTATTTTCGATATTTTGTGTATGTAGAGACTATATGAGAAAATCAATACAAAATTTAAATGAATGTACAGAATATCAGCCTTTTAAAATTATGGATCGTTATAGAGATACTACTACTTCATTCACATTAGAAAATATAACAAATAATAATAATCCTCTGTACGATGAGAATAAAATTAAAATAAACGTCGGTACAGTTATAAATCCTTGTAAATATGATCGTTTTCATGATGAATTTATAACTGATAATTCTGATGTATTTTTAGCTAGTTATAATAATATTTCTTTTTGTGTAAGTAAATCGCCACATTATGTAACATTGCAATATACTGATGATTATTTATTTAATAATGGTGGTATATTACCAAATGGAGTAATACGAATATCTGAAAACAAATATAATAATGACGTAAAATATCCATTTATGATGGAAAGTAATTTATATCATAGCGCATCAAATTCATTTTTAAATTTATATGGATATAAATTAAATAAATTATTATTAGATAAAAAAATACAAAATCTTTTAAATTATAATTTATTTACACATCCTAAATATCCATTTCAGATACCTGCTGATGAGGTTTCATCAATAGATAATATAATAATTTATAATGCTCATTCTATATCTGAAAATGTATACGATATTTTTAATTTGAATAATATGCCTAAATCAATACCTCTAATTTTTAATAATTCCGAAAATTTAATAATTGGTTTTTGTCCTTTTCTAAATTTCGGTAAAGATATGATGCGGATAAATTGTAGTACAAACGATGATTCTTATTTTTATGAAACTTCTTCATTAATATATCAAAAAAATGAAAATAATTTAAGTGATAATACACGTTCTATATTTTGGACAGGTATTTTATGTTTTGATATAATAAATTCTAATAATAATATTACTGTAATAACATATCCTTTAATATTTGATATGTTTAATTTTGATTTACATGAAAAATATAGAAATTATGTTAAATTAATTGAGAATAATTTTATTTATAAAGAAGATAAAAAAAAGAAAATGTACGTATTTCTTGAAAAAGAAGATGTATCAATTAAAGATACTTTAAAAGACATGTCCAAAAAAATAATTGGTTTACAGAATAATAAAATTGGTTCTGAAATTATTCAATTATTAAAAATAAATATAAAAAATATTGATAATTATTTAGATAGAAATTTACAAAATGAACTAGTAGCAAAAGAAAATATTTTTCCACTGCCAGGTTTTCTTTTTGACTTGTATTTTAAAAATACTGATTAGCTATTTTTTGTATAATCANNATATATATATATATATATATATACAAGAAAGAGACGTTGTATATATATTAAACGTATTTTCTTCTATAAACAGTATGTAGTTTCTTTTGAAAAGAAACCAACGTGTGCGCTAAAAACGTTCTTCTCAGATAATATATATTTTATTTCTTTCTTGAATATATTATCTATTACAACAAACATTATTTACATTAATAAAGGTACGTATAATATTTTGTTTTTTTTTTTTAAAAAAAATGAAAAAAAATATTTTTTTTTTCAGTTGCTGATTATGAATCTAAAATATCTATTATCTCAAACTCCAATACGTGATAATATTTTATTTTATATACCGCATAGAAAAAATTTAAGTTCTGTTTGTAGAGATTTTAGATATATGTATTACGAAATGAATGCAATGGTATTAAAAGAAAAAAATATGTTAGATTATTTTAAAAACGTCAATGCTCTTTCCATTACTATTAACGATGAAAAAGATCAAAGATTTGGTAATCAAATTGCACTAAAAGGAAAATCTTTAAAATCTTTAAAGATACATTTATCAACAAAATTTTCTTTCAATTTTCTAGAAAGAATGTCCAATTTATCGGAATTAATTTTAACTGAAGATTATTATTACTATCGTAATTCCGAGTCTATATTGGATTTGAATTTTCTACCAAAATCATTAAAAAAATTTCATTATAATTCAGAACATTATAAAAATTTTTCTGCATTAAAAAAACTGAATTTAGAATATTTACATTTAAGGCAAAAAAAAATTCTTAATGAAAATGATTTTTCATTACCCAGTACATTAAAGCATTTACATTTTACATCTCACAATTATTCTATACAACTATCATTTTCTCTACTTCATAATTTGGAAAATTTAACTTATCTAAGCGTACAAAACTTTTATGGAAGTTTAAGTTTTTTATCAACAAGAATTAAAAAATTAGAATTATCTAATTGTATGATTGATGATTATTCAGGATTATCTCAATTGATTAATTTAGACCGTTTACAGTTTGTAGGTCTTTGTGAAGAAAATTCCGTAGAAAAGGAAATTATATTTCCACTAAATGTAAAGTATATTACTTTACATTTAAATGAAATACACTGTTATTATAATTTTAAAAATTCAATTAATATAAAAAGACTATTATTTCAAATTCCATCTGATTATTATCAAAAATTGTTATATCCTAATTTTATTCACGAAGTTCATTTGCCATATATAGATGATGATAATTATGAAATTTTACAAAACTTATATTGTAATACGATCAATATTCATTATCAGAATACATTTACAAATAGATTAATGTCATATATAAATCCCGATTATATTGAACAGATAAGATGTGAACGAATTGGTGTATATGATTTAAGTAATTTTAAAAAATTAAAGTTACTAGCAATTAAACGTTTTCCGTACTATACATTGAAATATCCAAAATCATTATGTGACGTAGTATATGGTTAACTTATCTAAAACACATATAAGTATATATATATATTCTGTATGCGTATCTTTTACTAAAATATATATACTCTTTTTTTCATATATATATAAAAAAAGACTAGTGTTTTTATATATATTACTTATTCTAGTTCTAAAAATATCTTCTACGATATATAAAGTTAATTATAAAATTAATAAAGAAAAAAATATATTTCGTTATTATTATTAATTATTATTTTTTTTTTTTTGATCAAAATTTGTAAGTTATTATTTTTTATTGTTATATAATTAATAATATTATTTTCATTTATTTTTTTTTCAGACAAAAAATGGATTTAAAATTTTTATTATCTCAAACAACAATTTGTGATAATATCGTCGCATATTTACCACAAACACGAAATTTGAGTCTTGTATGTAAAGATTTTAGACATTTATTTTACAAAACACAACGATTAAAATTGAAGCGAAATTTACATTACAAAGTATGTAAATTTAAAAAATTGAAATCATTAGAATTTAATTTAACGAAACGAGTAAAAAAGTTTTGTTATCAACTTGGAGAGTCTCATTCTTCAATACAAAAATTATGTATTGAAGTTAAATCTGTGGTAAATTTTGATTTTATAAAAAAATTTACCAATCTAACAGAATTATATCTTTACAATAATTCCACGTCGTTTATACCAAAATTAAATTATATTTTAGATATAAAATTATTATCAAAAAAATTAAAAATTTTAGTATATGATTTTGTATTTATAAATGGAAATTATTTAATTAATTTAGAAAATCTAGAGTATTTATCATTAAATCAAAATCATACTTTAACTGAATTGAAACTTCCATTATCTTTAAAAAGTTTTGAATTTAAAAAAACTTGTGAATCGTTCAATTTTTATTCTTTTAACATTTTTGCTGATTTAAAAAAAATTAAATTTTTAAATATTAGCAATTTTTATGGCACTTTGGAATGTATATCAAGTACTAATATTGAATGTTTAATATTAGAATCATGTGTCATTACAGATTTTTCACGTCTATCATTTTTGATAAATTTAAAAGAATTTTACATGAAAAGTTGTTACGATAGAAATCCAATGGTAAAAAATATAATATTTCCGGAAAATCTAGAAAAAATAACATTATATTCCAATAATATTCATTGTATATTTATGATGCAGAATATAATTTTTTTAAAAATGTTATTAATTAATACGTTATATAATGATAAACAACAACTTTATTTACCAAAATATATATTACAAATGTATGTACCGAAATCAAATGATTATTGTTTTCTAAATCAATTAACATGTAGAGACATTATATTTCCCAAAAAAATGAAAATAACGCGTAAAATTATAAGTTATTTGAATACTTATTCTATTGAATCTATTGAATGTCATATTGTAGCATTTAATAATCTTTGTATTTTCCCGAGATTAAAATATTTAATTTTATCGTCTACTTCAGGAATGAATAAAAAACATTCTTTTGCATATCCAGAAAATTTTAGAAAATTAATTTACAATAACTTGTAAAGTCAACGAATTATCATTTTCTAAAATATTTGTAATCATATTATCAACTTGTGGAGATAATATTGAATAATCGCTAGTCGTATTATCGATTGAAAATTTTTTATGTAAATCATTGTATAATAAATGAATATATTTTTTCTTATCGTTATATTTTATAGAAGTTGTTAATTCTTTACTTAAACTTATTTGTAATGTATTATTTTCCAACAAAAAGTAATCTTTATTTTCTTCAATTAATGTAAATTTTTGAAAATTGGAAAAATCGGAATTAATATTTAATAAATGTAAATTTTTTTTCCATGTATTTAATAATTCTTTAGAAGTTACATTTATATCTTTAATAAAAGACCAATTTTTAGAATATATAACATCTTTTTTTCGTTGAATAATTTCAGCTTCTTTCGATAATAAAAATATAATTGAACATGAAATATTTTTATGTGTTGTTTGATGTTTTTGAAAAATGGTATATATATATTGAATAATTGAAGGATATGCATACGCTTCTGTTTTTGGTAAATTTAACATGTCATAAAATAAGTAAGTTATATGAGTTGTTTTTGAAGGATATGTTGCACGATTAATATAATCTGTAATTTTAGTTGTATGTTGTAAATAAAATGTAAATACATCACAATAATTTTTTAATGCCATTTTTCTTGTATCTAAAGAATTGATGAAATTAAATAATACTTCTTTATTATAACACCAATATTTAATATTTGGAGTAGTATCTAAAAATGAATATGATCTAGTTGTTGATCCACTAAATGTTGATAATGCACTTGTTATAGTATAATTTTTTTTGTCCATTAACATTAAATTAACTATTTTTCTGGGATTATAACCGAAAAAAGCAGATGATGTATTCTCACTCTTTGGTGTTGTTGTTAATTTCATTGTAAATATTTGCGCATTATTTTGAATTTTTAAATTTGTTAAATATTCAATATCTAGATTTACATCTTTATCTGATGTTCTTATAACGTTTGGAATATTAAATTCGTTTTTATTATATATTGCCATAAAAAATACTACGTCTGTTGAAGCAATTGTAAAAAGTTTTATTTCTAGTGTGTTATGATTATAATATGATAATACATTTTTTACATTATCTAATGCATTTCTATGCATGGATACTATGTAAATGTTTCTTTTAAAATTTGTAATTGTTAAAAAGTAATGTAATAAATGTACAAATTCTCTAAATAATAATTCTGGTAAAACAATAATTTGTACTTTATATTGAGTATCATCATCATACGTTGTTTTATTTATAGACATATCAAAATGATTATTTATTTTTGCAGCGGTATTATCTATTTTATATAAAGCAATATAATCTATTGATATGTTATTATTATTAAAGAATGGATATATATCTGTAGAATAATAATCGTGCAAGAATAAATTTGAATAATTTATATCTACAGTTAATTTAGAAGAATTCTGTTTATTTTTAATTCGCAATTTTCGATTAAAAATTTTTATTTCGTCATCTTGATTGTTTTTTATTAAAACACTTAAAAACTCTAAAGGAGATGGTAAAATACATTTATCATTTAAAACTTGAGCACAATTGGTCAACCATAAATATCCATTACTCAATAAAACATTCCACAACTTATTCGACGAAGATTTATTTTGTACCAAATGTTTTTTTATATTTTCAATTAATGATGTTATTACTGCATTTTTTATATCAACGTTAATAATAGCTACAGTGTCAGTATTTAATTCTCGTAATCCATATACAAATTGATATAAAAATTTAATATTTTCATCACAATTGTATATCATTATATTTATAAAGTTTTTATCATCGTGTTCAATTCGACTATTTAAATTCCATTCAATTTTTTCCATTTTTTCTTCAGAATAAAAATATGAAATAGATTTCATTTGATGTTTATCCAATAGAAATATAGATTTAGATGGATGATAATTGTATGAAAATGGTATCATTTTCTTTTCTAAATCATCAACAAAAATTAATACGCCTTCATTTAATAAATTTTCTTGGAAAAAACGTATCTCAAATTTTATTTTGTCATTATTTAATTCTCGAATAGAACTTTTTGCATTATATACAATTGAAGAAGAAGTAATTGTAAAGTTTTGTTTCTTTGATTCAGGATGAACAATTATAAATCTTTCATTCATTGATTTTACAGCTTGACATATATATTTCATAAAAGAATATTTACTATTCATTTCTTTTAATAAATTATTTATAAATTCTTCTTCATATGTAAAATTTAATTTAAAAACTAATATATATGTACAATTTTGTAATTTCTGTAAAGCAGTTGTAAAAGTTGTCAAAATACTCAATATAGTAGATTGTGATAAAATTTCTTGAAAAGATAGATAAGTTATTTTTTTATCGTTTGTTATTGAAGAAATTGCAGATTCATTTAAAGTTATTTCAGGAATTTTAAAATCATAATTAAATATCAAAATATTTTGTTTACCACCACATAATTTAATATTTGTATTTGAAAGAGGGTGTATAAATTTTAATTCCTTTTTTGGAATACCTAAAATTTCATCATTTAAATGATATAATGAAGTTGATGTAAAATCTTTAATTTTATTCAATACCTGATTAGTTGCTGATATTTTAAAACGAGGTATTACGATTTTTTCATTTTTTATTAAATTTATTGTATTATTCAATATATTAATAGATGGACCACTCGTATTATTTTCATTATCAACTCGTAATATTCCAAAATCAGGAATATTTATATTTTGATTATCAATACTTAAATCATTTCGTAATGATATAACAAATAAATCTTCTTTCTCAATTTTTTTTTCTAAATGATCTTCCTCATTATTATGAGATTCATTATTTTCTCCACCATTATTAACATTTGATTTAATAATTTTTTGTGGCATTTCTTTTGTTAAATACGTAAATGAAAATGTGGAAAATTTTTTTTGTACAATTTTGTCAATTACATTTTTCTTTATAGTATCAAAATTAGTAATTGTACCACATACTATAATTTTTTTTGAAAATGTTAGAAACTCATATAAATCAAAAACATCTTCTTCTTTTAAATCACGAATAAATACTATAAAATTATTACCATATGAAGATTGAAATAAATCATCTATGAATAAAGCTTTTTGAATATTTTGAATAACTTTATTTTGTGAATAAAAAAATAAATTAACATTTTGTACAGATGATAAATTTGATCCGGATACAAACGTTTGTAATTTGTCACTTAAAAATTGAATACGTTTTATATTACTATCTAACGTATTATATTCCGGATTAAATACTAAAGTATTTGTCATATTATATGTTTCTGAAAAATTCTCATTAAATGTAAATAACATTTCATCCATTTTGATATTTGTTGATTTAGTAATAATTGGTTTTACTTTCAATAAAATATTAGTAGTTTTATTATTTTTATATATTATATCATTTATAATTATTTCATAATCTTTATTTATATTAGATAAATTATGAATTATGAAAATATTTTCATTATATTTTTTCAAGAAACATGTAATTTTAGGAAAGAATTGCCTAATAGTAGATTCAGATATATCTCGAAAAGCGTCGTTTTGTAGAAAAAATATGTTTCTTTTATTTGAAAATTGATCAATAGAAAATATTAAATTTACTAAATTGTATAGAGAACAATTTTTATACATTAAAAGTGTTAAATCAAACTTTTTATAAAGATTTGATAATGTAGAACTATTCAAATTTTTATAGATAAAAGTTTTTTGTTGACCAGTGCCATTGGTAAAAAAACTAAGATTCTCAACATAATATCTAGGATCATTTATAAAAATGGAATTATCATTTAAATTTATAGAAAAATTAATTTTATTTGATAAATTTTTATTATATAATAATGAAATTTTTATATTTGAACTAATAAATGAATATATATTGTCTTTAGATATAGAACCTTGAAAATTACTAATAAAAATATGTTCTTTATTTTTTAAAAAATATTTCGATTCTTGATAATATTTTATAGCGCTATTTAAATATTTATTTATATATTTAAATTTATTTTGAAAAATATCCTTCTTTCCAATTAAAATTAATATCTGCTTATCTGGAGCAGTTAGTAATGAAAATGAGTTTATAATTAAAATTAATTCACGCATATTTTTTACAAATATAAAATTTATCATTCCTGTATTTTGAGTTATATTTGCTGGAGGATTTAATGCACTTTTAGTTTTTTGAAAAGAAAATTTAACATAGTGATTTTTTTCAGTTAAATTCTCATAGAGAGAAAGATTTTTATTTTCTTTTTCAAAATCAGCAGTTATTTCATTTAAGGTTAATATTTTATTATCATCATTAAAAAAATAATCACATAATTCAGTTTTTTTCTTTGTTATCAATATTTTTAAATTTTTTTCAGTATCATGAATTTTTAAAAAACTTCTTTTTAAAAATATTTCATTATTAATAATTTCTAATTTATTTCCACTACTCAACCAACAACCAATTCCTTCCCAAATAGAAAATTCATAGTTACGATCTAAACATTGTTTAGAAAAATCACGTTTTTCTTCAAGTGATATTTTTTTTAAGTTATTATTAAAAAGACAACAAAATGTTATATGAAAAGAATTTTTTAAAGGTAAAAATAAATGTAAAGATGATATAATTTTTTGTAATGAATTGATATTTAGTTCTTCATATACAATTATATAATGACCTTTTAATGAGTCTGCATTTATTAATGTCAAATCACTTTTTAAATTAGAATTATGTATAACTTTTTCGTCATCATTTTTATCATTATTTTTGGTAGATGAATTGCCCATAATAAAAAAAATATCAACACTTTTTGTTATTCTATATATATATATATATATTTATTTATTATTTCAATATAATAATCATACCTTATTAATAAATGGATGTATAAAAAAAATTATTTGAATGCAAATTATTAATATCCTTTAAAAATGTAAATACATGTTTTATAAAATCATAATAATTATTAACAATATGTTCATTATTACGTAATACATTATTTAGTGTTTTTATATAATCACAAATATGTAATTTTGTATTATAAAATAATTTTCGCTCTCTTTCAATTGATTTAATATCTTTTTTTGAAGTATACTTATCATTAGATAATGTAATTTGAAAATTATCATCATTATGAAATATTTTTTTAACTTTAAGAAAATTACTTGAATTAAATTTACTATCGGTATTCCAATATAATAGATAAATTTTATATTCCCATCTTTTATTATCATCAATCCAATATAATATAAATGGTTTTTTATATAAAAAACCATTTCCCAAAAGAATCACACCGGTTTCTTCTACAAATTCTCGGATTGCACATTCTAATAAAGATTCATTTTTTTTACTTTTGCCTCTTGGAATTTGAATTTTTTCCCAAAAGAACATATTATTACAAGTTCTCCAATTATTTAAATACGTCTCATTATAAGATTGTCGTCTATTAATTATAAAACTTTCTTTATTATCATTGATAACTAATAATCCTGCACGACAAACATTTTTTTCAATACAAAATGAACATCGACATATATTATTATATTCATTATGTAAATTACTTCTTGTCATAATTATTGTTTTATAGCATTACATTTAATACATTTGTACATTATAGTTTCGATTTCATCACCACTTCTAGATTGTGATATTTTTTTTTCATAAACATGTTCACATTCAACATCCTGTGGAATGAAACCATCTAACAATTCTGAAATTCCTTTGATGCGAGCTTCGTCATCACTACTAATGACGGATTTTTCAACTCTTTTTTTTCTACCACGTTTAGTTTTTAAATCACCGCCGCCGCCATCAGATGTATTACTCTTATTACCACAATTAATAATTTCACTTGAATTATTATGTAAATTTAAAAATTCTTCTGAAATATATAATAATATATAATTATAATAAACATTATAATATTACTAATGATATATATATATAATTACCTTTTTCTTCTTGATATTGTTGAAGATTATCTGAATTAGTTTTTTTTTTTTGAATATTTCTTTTTTTCAAATTCGATGATGATAATGATGAAATATTATTTTTTTTCTCTTTTAGATTTTTTTTTCTTATATCGTTATTTTCATTGTTAAATAAAAATATATCGTCATTTTTCATTTTCTTCATACATGATTCTAATGTATCTAATTCATTGGAATTAATTGCAGTATTCATTTGTACAATTGGGGATGATATGTTATTTTCATTGTCTGAAGCTGTATCAGAATCATCGTCAATATCTGAATCATTTTCTTCAATCTTTCTTTTTTTTATTATTTTTTGTTCATATTTAGGTGGAATATTCTCCTTATTTTCTTCCTTGTTGTCAATATTTAAAGAAGATTTTAAAACAGAATTAATAAATTCACCATATAATTTATCAGTTATTAAAATACCCCTTTTATAGTCAGATTTTATATCTTCAAGTATATTCAATTTCTTTACTAAACCAATAGTTTTAAAATTTAAATCTAGACATTAAAAAAGAAATATTAATTTTTTATATTAAAAAAATAAAAATTTATAAATACTCACCATGTATTATTTCGTTAGACACTTTTTCTTTCATACAAGTCATAACATTAATTAAATTTGATGTATTATTTTTTATTTCAAGTAAAATATCAGAAACTTCTTTTGAATGAGTCATTTTAAATTTGTTAAAAAAATATTATCTTTATTACTATCACTACTTATTTGATGAACATTCATGGATAATATGATAAACGTAGACTTGAAGTTAAAGCCTTTTATATGTGCCGTTGAATGTATATATATATGTATCAGGAAAGCGTACATATATATATATATTAGAATACTTAGAAGTATTATGTAAGAATTTACACGATACAGAAAAACAAACACTATATATATATTTATTTGACCAATAAATTTATATTACGTTCAGAATATATATATAAAGATTTTAAATATTGTGCTATTCTAGAACAATCACATAGTAGATAATAATTTCTATCATTATTTATTTGTAAATAAATATTATTATTAACTTGTATTAAACGAACTCTTTGAATTATATAATTTTTATTTTTATTATTATAGTAATTAATAATATCATTATTAATTTCTAAATTATTCTCATTATCAATATTAATTTTAATTGAAAACAAATTATCTTCAACAATATCATCTATTTTATAATGTTTTGCATATCCTTTTAGAATGAAATCTTTAAAAGGTTTATTTGAAGTATTAAAAGTTATATTCTTAAAATCTAATGATTTAATATTTATATATTTAGGAAAATTATTAAAATGACGTCTCAAATTTATAACAATATCTTCACTAGTTAAATTTAATATCCTATCTGATAATTGTTTATTTTGATTGTTGTCTTTATCATCAATTGTATCACTAATATCATCATCATCATTATCATCATCATCATCATCATTTAACTCAATAATTTTTTCTACATTATCATCTGGAATTTTTTCATCTTTTGGTTTTTCTTGATTATATGCATTTGATTTCATACTGTTTGATTTATTAAGATTATGAAAATATAAAAAAAATCCCAAGAAAAAAAATATAAGAATTATAATTCCAATTATAATACCTATATACATTTTTTCATTTATAATAATATGATATTGTTTATATATATTTATATGAAATTTAATAAATAACTCTTATATTATGCGGGTTAATGATGCTTTTATATTATGCTTTTTATTAACTATTCTTATTTTAATTTATACAATTCTGAAAATTTTTTTTAAATATTAATAAATATATAAAATGGGATTTATTGAAACACTGTTTAGATCATCGAAAATAATTTTTAAATCTTCTAAAGAAGTTGATTTATTTAAAAAAACTCTTTTAAAAACTATAAAAAATGATGATATTTATAAAGCTATTGAAAATTTAAAAATAAATAAAAAATTTAATAAATTATTTATAAATAATTATCATATTGAAACAATTTTAAAAGATATTTTTAATGGTAATATTATAAGTTTTTTCCACAAAATAAATGTTAAAAATATAACTCTAGAATTGTATGAATATATACAAATGCAAACTAAAAATTCTATTCATTTTCACGTTGAAAAAATATCTTCTCTGAGTACTTCATTAAAAAGTGCATTACCAGAACTTAAAAATTTTAAAAAATTTAATAATAAATCATGGTTACTTTTAAAAAATAATAAAAAATTTAATAAAATTATAGAATATATTTCTAAAAATAAATTAAAAATAATTGGATTTACTTCTGCTACAACAATTGGAGCGCTAACAATACATGATTTTTTAAAAGAATATCAAGAAACCATTAGTGGTTGTATTAAATATGAAGTAAAAAATGATAAAATAGAATCTTGTAAAATGATTCCATATTCTTGTTGGGAAAAAAAAGTTTCGATAAAAATGAAAGCTTGTAATACTTCATTATTAACATTGCCACCAAATTTATTAAATGATTGTAATGAAAAATCTAAGGAACCATGTTTTAATTGTAATGATGCTATATTAAATAATACTAATAATCCCAATATTTATTTTCGTTGTAAACAATACGATTTGCTAGAAACATTAGCTGATTTTACACACGATCATGCTAGTTCAATATTATCAGAAATTAATCAAGTAACAACAACAGTTTGGGATAACTTTAAATTAATATTTTCTTTTGGAAAATATATAATTATATTTATTTTTCTTGTAATTATAATTAAAATAATTATGTGGGCAAAAAAAATTATTTATAAACCAAAAATTAATTATAATTATAAAAAAATATCATAATTATTTTGTTTTTGTCATTTTTTGCGCAACTTATATGATACGCGTGTCACCTTGTATTTGTTATATTACTTTTTATCTTTAATATATGATAACCTTCAGATAATAAAAAAAAATCCTTGAGTATATTAGAAAAATCTTATATAACATACATACCCTTTTTCGTATATATTTCCCGAGTCTGTTCTGAGATTCGACTCGGGAAATATATACGAAAAAGTGGTGGGGGATCCAAAGTGTATGTTTTTTTTCAACTTTCTAAAATGAAATGCTGAAAAAATTTAAAAATTTTAAGTAAAATACAAGTTTTT